CTCAATTTTGCCCTCACCGCTTCTTCAAGAGTGAACAAATCCCATATGGGAAATGAAACCCCTAAATCAGAGGACAAGGGTATGGAAAAATTTGCTAGTTCAACAGGTCTGCTCAAAAAGTCATTGGCTTGTAATAAAGATTGCTGACCATTGTGAAGCGGTCTTGAAGACATTACAACAGTTTGCTCGCCATCCCCGACCATATCCTCAAAATTCTGAGTTAATATACGTTTCGAATCAGATACGAGTCCACTGGACAGTTCTCCAGATTCAGTATAAAAGTCGGGCATAGATTTCTTCTTTATAAATCTTTCCAAAAAGACTTTTGTTGCAGCAGCATCAGCTTGAGCTGAAACGTTACGTTTCATAGCTCGTACATCAACTTTAGGATCACTCCATAAACTTTTATATAAATGAAGCTCCTCTGCGGTGTATTGCTCTTTAACTTCTTCAAGATCCAAAGCATTCAACATGTTAGTAGCCTTAGCTCTGACCTCCCCACTTTCAGATTGAAATTCAGGGAATAATTTAGATTCAATATTAGTCCAAGTAGGCAAATCTTGTAACACGCCGCCAATCGGTACCTCGTGTGCGAGACAATAGGCCTTTACTAACAAGGTTCTGAAATTGTGATGTGTATCTCTGTCTAAATGGAAAAATAGCTCCCATAATGCGGATCTAATCGTAGATAACTCTTGGTCAGCCACAGATTCTACCTGTGAAGGTGTGGTCCATTGCAAACATTTGTAAATAGAATTCATATTCAATTTAGCATTGTGCACCTTATGAACAGGGTCCCAGACCCAAGTTCTTCTCAGAAATGACATTTCATCTCGAGTAACAAATTTTGTCATAACCCCAGCTTTTGAAGCAGGAGTGACTTTCATATTAAAGTGTTCGAGACATTTATCTCTGTAGACAAAATTATTCAAATGTTTTGCCGCTAATTTGGACAGCCCATTGAGAAAATCATCACCATAGGTTAAGAGCATCGTTTCTTTGAAAAAGCTGGTGTCCCACAATTCAGGTATTGTATAATAAATGTACATCTGCAT